TTGATGGCAAGACTTTCATTAAATTGGTTTTTGGCTAGTTTGTTAATTGCTTCGTAGAGTTGATTATTATCGTACTTATCTAACACCATACCAGATTTCTCAATAGTGCCAGCTAATTCTTCTTGAACCGTATTTAACCAATCAGCACTCAATATAGTTCCTTGCATACCTAAAGTTGGATTACCATCATGAAACCTATTATTAACATGGCCTGGAGCGTCAATTCTTTTCATCTTTCTTCCTTATAACCTAGAATCGCTATTGAATGAGCCGGTTTAAAACGCTGTACCAATTCAGTTAAATGATCCTCTAAGTCAAAGTTATTTAATGCCCTACCTACCTTTTCTCCACTTCGCATAGTAAAGTGAAGTTTTGTTTTTAACCCTTCTATTTTCCAGATATGAGTCCACCTTTCATTATTAACCGGATCTCCTGCAATTGATTTACCAATTCTAAAGGGTTTATATTCTGTAATATTAATCTCGCTATCAGGCTGATATAGATTGGCAATACGACTGAAATAGCTTTTGGTTTGACCACCCCTTAAAGCCATCTTAGCAGCTATAACAGTTCTTCTTTTGTCAAGATCAACTCTCTTATCAGTATCTATACCCGTCATTCTCTCCCAATCAACTATGGTCATAATGCCCATAATTGGATCTGCTTCATCAAATAACCTTTCTGCCATTTTATGAACCCTTACTAATTCTTCAGCTAATCCTTTTAAGAGTTTTGTTAAATTAGAGTTGTGATTTAAGTTCCACGCAAAGCCTCTTGGAAATAAGGATTGTAATTGTTTTGTATAAGCGTCTAAATCCATTCTATCTTACCTATTACCGCTATTTGTGCTGTTTTAAGAACAATATCAGTCGTTGGATATAGTAGAGTATGATCTACTTCATGAGGTGACTTGGATATTGCTTCCCTTAAATGACTTAGAAAAATAGTTCCTTCAGGCTCGGCTTCTCTGCCTAGTAAATCTCTTAAATTGGCTTCTATGGCAATATGGACAATTTGGTTATTAGGTTTCACCTTAATTTTAAAATCTATTTTTACTGGAATGGGCTTGAAAACAAAGACTTCAGCTGTAACGGGTCTTTTTTCATCAATATAATCTTGAACTAATTGGATAGCCTTGTTATCAGGAATAATATTATCATTACCATCCATTACAAAAGTGATCCCAATAGTACCAACACCCATACGAGAAGGAAATATCCATGCTCTGGTCACTCCAGGAACTTCTAAGGTCCACGCTAAATAGTCATTGTAGCTACCTCCATGAGGAGGATTTCTTATTCTACCAAGTAGTCTTTTGCGAAGACTGTCATCACTTTCTTCATCTTTACCGCTAGTAATACCCTTTTTTGATACCGTACACTCAGAATTAATCTCTTCAATTGGAGAAACTAAGGTTAATGTTGTATTCGCTTCACAATTACCTATATCTCCAAATGATTTACATATTACGGGTATATGAGCTTCTTTGTTTGAGATGCTTATTTCTTCATCAGTTTCATATTTGATGCTATCATCTCTCTGAATAGTGGTAGATTTGGGAATAATTGCACCATCTTGACCGGTAAAGATAACTTCTCCTTCTGCAAATGCAGCGGCTTTACGACTGACACCGAATATATAAGCTTGTCTTTCTAAATATTCTTTTTCTGATGTATCGGGAAAAAGTTGTTTTAGTATCCAATCAATATAACCATAAAGAAGATATACAGCTGCGGCCATGACTCTGGCGATTACTCGAACAAAGGCTCTTCGTAAAACTGCGGTTTGTATTTCTAAATGGGCAATTAGATCGGCTTGAATGCGATCAATTAATTCTTTTAATGACGGTCTTTTGTAACTCATAATTTCTCCATTTGATTTTGCCAATTAAGGGCATATCTGAATTGTTTGGTTTTAGAAGGTTGGTGAATAGAGATGTTAAGTACTATTAGGTCCTTTTGATATTCGGTCCTAACCTCAATGAAATCTGCAACTCCATCATCAATTATCCATTTAAGAGCGTCTAATGCATAATCTTCTGCTTTATTGAGGGTTTCATTTGTTCTTTTTTCTCTTTGTAAGAGCCATAGCTTTGAGCCTATTTGGTCATTGAGTTGGTCGGTAAATAAATCTCCCCACCAGCCTTGTTTGTCTGCATCGTTAGGGTATTCATTGACTCTAGTATCGGTGAATAGAGAAAGGATAATTGCCGTTTCTAGTCCATTGTCTAGTAGTAGGTCGTTAGATAGAGATATCTCTAGTTGCTGGTATTGGTATTTTAGCGCGACATCAGACATAGAGATCTCATTCCTGAAGTTAAAATAATGACCTTCAGTTTGTTATTCTGATTTTTAAATGAGAGGTGTAATAAGTGTAATGTAACGTAATATAATTACATAAACGTTTTACATTACATTACACTAATCGATTAAACATTCAGTCAACTGCTCAATGTTTGTGCAAACAGAAAACAATGTTGATATTATGAGTCAAAGAAGTATGGTTATTGGATTAATTACTACCTTATTTAACGATCCCGGTGGAATTCTTTAAGTTGCTGCTTTGTCACTTCAAATTTAGGGCTCACTAATGGTTGAGGGCCTCCTTGGGTCATAGTCTTAGCTTCAGTAACCGCATCCATCCAACTAGAAATCACAGATATTAAATCGTCTTTACCATTAGAAATTTTCACCGTCTTTGTATTAACTTCAAAATGCTTAGTATTTATCTCAATTTCATTACCTCTCTTTAATACAATGGAATCCCCTTCATCAGAATAAATAGCCACCTCTCCTTGTTTTAGTCATTTCAACCTATAACGCCTATCATCAACAGCAATTACTAATCCATGTGAACGGTCACCACCAACAAATAAACATACCCCCTCAGCTCCATTATGAGGATGAGAAGTAAAACCATAATTTTGGACCCTTTCAACCCCATCTCGTAACTCACCATTTAGTAGAGATATTTGAAGAGCCTGCATTTTACTATCATCATTAACAGCTTTAATTACAGCTCTGCCAATTATAAGCATTATTCGTCTTTGAAGGGGAGCCAAGAATCTACGTAGTATTTCTACCATCCTAAATCCTTTGTATTGGATGTATTACTTGTAGATTGAAGCTTGTAAGCACTTGGATTAGTTAGTTCTAATATGGTAACAGTTCCATTATGATCTTTAGAAAAAGTAACAGCACTAATAAGCATATCGTTATCTAAATTGGCCCAAGGTGAAGAAATATTAGTTAAAAGATTGGGTTTCCACAACCTACCATCTTTTTGTCTCCATCCTTGAACAGCAACGGTTATTTTGCTTGACCTTGCTTCTCTAACTGTTTTTTCCCAATTAGCCCTATCTTGGCATGACTTTTCATCTACCTGAGTTTCTGCATTTATTATCAATGGTCTAAACCGCTTAATGGCTGAATCACTTACTTCAGCAAATTGATTGGTTTTTTCTCCCCACTGTTCATCGTTACCAGTCTTTAATCCTTTGATGATATATCTACTAAACCGGTCTTTATGACTAAATTTGGCAGATAAAGATTTGATATTTTTTCCTTGTTCTAAACTTTCAGAGGCTCTTTGATTACCAACTCTAGTTATAACAATTCCTCCTTCACCGTCAGACACTAATAAAACACCAGTTTTTCTTGCTGCTTTCTCCAAACATTCAAAGACAGTTTCTCCTTGATCAGCGCTGTGACTTTCAATTGTATTTACCGTAACTTTTTCTTCAACCGGAATACCAAAAGGAGAAAGGAGTTCTTTGGCAATTTGAGTAATCGTTTGATTGGACCATGATCCAGGTGTATTTGTAACTGAGCAGTCAACTAAATCAGCGGATTTATCTCTGCCATTAATAGTAATGTTATGATTATGAGAATCATAGTTTACAAAGATCTCATCAATATAGCCAGTCAATACAATATCAGTGCCAATAAAAACTGAACTTTTAGATCCTGGTTTGATAGTTGGTATCGATTCATATTCATCAGGTATTGAAGTGGCCGTTAAAGAGAAAGAACCACTGATAGCTTCCATAGTTCTTTTGATATTTACTGTTTGCCAACCAGTGTATTTAAGTCCGTTAACGGTAATGGAGACTTCATTTTGCACTAACCACCTCCAATATTTGTCCACCTTTTATAAAACCAGGATGGTCAATTTTATTACGTCTTATTATGTCCTTCTCTAAATCAAGTGATCCGTAGAGATCATAAGCAAGTACCAGTGAAGGGACGGTTTGATTTATTTCATGGGTTGCAATTCTGGGTAAGCTTTTATTAGGTTCAGGAACAGCCCTTAGAAGATCTGATTTTAATTCCTGTAATGCACTGAAGATTTCATCATCTGGTATCTCCTCCATTCTCTCATTGATAGAATAAGCTATTTTAGATCTCTCCTTAACTGCTTCATCATATGTATCATACGACTTAGTCACAGTATTTTTAACAGAACTTACAACAGCTATTGTTCTGATGTAGTCAGTAAGGACCTTTTGATTTGTTTTCTGCATTCCACTAGTTATGGTTGAGTTGGTAGAAAAAGTAGGTTCATCACCAAAAGAAAATAATGGCGAGAAGTCAATCTCATTGGTATCAGTTAGCTTTTTGAACAAGCTTCCTAAACCATTTGCCATCACCTCGCTTTCATAAATCTTATTAGGAAGTTTATCTCTTATCTTCTTTAGCTCAAATTGAATATCAGCATAAAACTCTATGTTAACAGCTATTCCTTTTACTAAACCATCTATGGCATCCAAAGCCATTTTATACAAATCCATAGCAGCTCCCACAACATAAGCTGGCATATCTAATATGGAGAAATTAGAAGTAAAATAATCACCTAGTAACGATGAAATACGATCACTAATAGCAGTTATCTTTTGCAGATAATCAATATTGAAGGCTGGTAATTGCTTTAAGCCCGCTTCAATT